CTAACACTAACCTATGAGTTTGCATACCGTCCAGTGTCCCTGTCAATCCAAAACGGTACTTGCATAGGTGAAGTTTGGTAAGAATAGATGTAAGGGATTTTGCTTTGAACAGATGGGCTTCGTCACCAATGACACAACCAAATTGTTCAAAGTATTTCTTAGGCATCTTGTACAAAGATTGCCATGTAGATATCACCACTCTCTTTGACACAATCTTGTCGTGGCCACTATATACCTTTTGTATATACGCCTCTTGCCATCCATAGTCAATAAAGTCTGAGGACATTTGTTCAACCAAAGATGTTGTGGGAACAAGAATAAGAACCTTATCAGTTGCTTTATCTTCCAAAAGCAACATATAATATCTTACAAGTATGTAGATAATAAGCGACTTGCCTGAAGCAGTAGGACTAAGAAGAAGAGCACGATGTTTTCTAATAGCATACTCCACTGCATTAATTTGATAGTCACGAGGTTTAATGGATTTTCCTCTAGAACGGAGTCTAAGCTGTCTAATGAATCCATCAAGTATTTGTCTGTCGATTGATTTTTCATCTTGTAATTCCTCACTTACTGTGTAATCTTCTTCATAGTCATCTAGATATTTTGTTAGGTATGGTAACAAACCAGTATATAATTCCCCATTTGATGGAGAAAATAGTCTTATCTTCCCATCCCAAATTCTATTGCGATAGGCAGGCATAAACTTAGCGCCAGGCACTTCAAAGGTAAAGAAGTCTGATAATGCTCGTGCAGTAGACGGTTCTGTGTGTACTTGAAGAAATACTTCATTCTTCTTTGTAATCTCTGTCACTACAAAGCCCCATCAACAAACTTACGCCACTCAATTGCGTTCTTGATATCCCATCCACGTTGTTGGATTTGTTTCAGAATACGTTCACACGAATCCATGCACATTGCATAGTACTCCACTTTCTGTTTTGCCTTAATAAGGTCTTCATCAGAATCTATGTAGATATGCAAGTCTGCTTTGAGAACTTTATGGTCGAAGGGATTGTCACGATAGACTTGGGGTTCTGCTTTACCAGTATAGTATTCCCACTTCTTACGTTTGAGGACGTTATAAGTTCCCTCATTCATAAGCTTGAGTTGTCTAAAGTTATTGTAGATGTTTAGATATTTTTGATGTAGAGATGCAGACTTGAGAGACTCATCTGCGAGTTCCAAGTCATCCATTTTCAGGTCTTTTTCAGCCTGTGATTGTAATTCATCAAGTGTCATTATTTTTCACATCCTAATAATAAAGTTGAGCAGAGATTGGTTGGAACTTGCAGTTCTAGATTATCTCACAGAGGAGACTCAAACAAATATTGTTCAAGTTCACCTTATCTGCTCAATGATATTTATAAAACTTCAAACTCGTACAAATCGTAATTCATTGTAACGGTTGCAGTAAGTTGTTCTGTATCTGTACTTTGAGTTCCAAATTGTAATCCAGAAAGTGATGTAGGATACAGAGCTTTGAAGTTAATTCTAAGTATGGGATTGTTTTTATTTGTAAGAATGGTGAGTGTACCATCTGAAACCAAGTTAGATGGATTTACTCTTGCACCACCTACTCGTGTAGATTCGGGAGGAGCAGAGCCAGGTTTGAAATCTGCTTCTGCATTTACAGCATTTGCAAACTCTTCAGTATCTTTTGGAAAACCAATACCTGTCATCCAATCGTGAATTTCACGATAGTTTCCTAGTCCCTCACTTACTGTAAATGTAAGTTCCATTGGACTGTACTCCAAGGTATCTCCCATAAATGGCATTGCCTTAAATCTACTATTCATAATGGCGTCACCAGAGAATGCAATGCCAGGCAAATTAACACCAGTTGTAAAATAAACTGTGTTTGGAATTTTAAGTAATTGAAACCTAAACTGACTGCTGTTTGCAAAGTCAAGTGTATCTGGTTGTCTTTGTAGTGGATTGAATGCTACCATTTCGTTCTTCCTTTATAGTATTTATAAAGAAAAAAGGGGGAGCAATTGCTCCCCCTCAAGTTTCGGTTGTTTCCAACTCTTCTTATTACATGATGTTCGTAACTTGAACTTTTCTGTAGTAAGTGTTTGCATTCGCAGTAAGAGCACCACCACCGGCAGTTGTACCTTCAGCAAATGGGTTTGCAGTAAGACCATAACGTGTCTTGAAACCGATTTTTGGCTGGAATGTGTTTTCACCAACCGCACGAACCATCTGTAGTGGAACGTATGGGCAGTAGAACAAGCCAGCGTCATAAGGTGATGTACCCTTATAACCAACAACGTAGAACTGCTTGTCAGCAGAGTTCGCTGAATATGGATCGATGTACACTTTGTAACGTCCGTTAAGAACACCAGCAAATGTGTTACCAGCATCGTCAACATTCAAGTTGTTGTTAAGAGCAGGGGTGTAGTCAAGAACACCAGCCATCTGAAGAGCAGACGCAACGTCAGACGAACAGATGATTGTGTTACCTTTACCACGGCGTGTTTCTTGTGCAATTGCATTCGCATCACGCTCTACTTGGAACATAAGTCCTTTGAACTTCTCAACTGACCAACGGCCGTTTGAGTCAACGTCCATGTCGAAGATACCAGCGTTTGCAGTATCGACAGCAGCACCCTTCTTAGAAGTAACGTAGATTGTACGGATAACTTCACGGTTGATTTCTGCAAGAATTTCAGCAGAAAGGATGTTTGCAAGTTCTGT